TCTACCAGCATCGCTAAAGAGATTTATTCTTTCGTGCCAAATTGGCTTGACGGCGATCTCGATTCTAGCATTACGAGTAGAGTTAATCGGGCTCTGTTGTTACGTCACAAGGAAATCAGCTATTCAGAATATGGATATGCTGAAATCAATGGCTCGACTCACTTTGTAAAAGTGTATGAGATGATCGACGGCGCAGAAACTCAGATTGACCCTGAGTTGCGTAAGAAGTGTAAGAATGTAATGCGTATCGATGCTGATCACGCGCTTAGTTATACAGGTCAGGAATACGGTAAGTTAAAAACCAATGGTGATTTAGATAAGCATAAAGCTATTGGTGAGTGGCGTACCAAGGGTAGTAAGTATATGTCCAATGTTAAGGGAGAGATCACTCGTAAGATTAAATCTCTAGTCGCCCCAGAAACAAAGGGTAGAGCAGTAATCGCTGATTTTACCGATCATGTAACTGAAGTATTCGGTGATTTAAAGAAGCGCTGTAAAACAAGTGTTGAGGCGCGTGGCGATACAACCGCAAACCCTGACAAGTTTGCCCTAGCTATCAAGGCTTTTTGGGTAGCGTATAAGTAAGTAGTATATTTAGCCACACTCTTAACGGGGTGTGGCTTTTTTTTGCCCAAAATTTTTAGCCCTTGGCTTTGATGCCAGTTATGAGCCTGCGTGCGCGTTCACAGTGTGTGCCATTATCTAAGATACTCATACACCACAGTCACTGCCCTAATACTAAGTTGTTACCCTATACACCTAGTTCACCTATGTATGACACATTGTTTAAGCGATGACCCCCAGTTAAAATGATGCCAGTTATCTTTCGTCGTGCGTGTCAAGTTCGGGCTTCGCTAATATAGCGTTTCACACCTACATGAATTCTGATTCCACCCAATGATACTAAACTTAGTANCGAGAATAGTGTGTGCGTCGCTGAGACAAGCTGAATATGATAGGATTTCGTGTTTGTTCCACGTTATAAGTAAAGTATGGAGATTTCTGTTCCAAAATGGAGTCGCTTGGAACAAGCGTAAGTGCTTGATTATGCTCAGTAAAACACGATCTGTTCCAATGTTCCAGCGTTTTTAGGGTATATAGGGAGTTGGGAGAAAACTAAGAGCAAGCCTTGCTTTCCTAAAGTGCAAAACTATAACTATGAAAAATTAATGCAGAAGCCATACATACATCAAAAACCTTGGAACATTGGAACAAATGACTATACTATACATATATTATATTATATTATTATTATTATTATTAATAAAAACAAAGACTTACAGATTTAAAAAACCCGAAACTTTACTTGTTCCAAGATCTTTTAGTAAAGTTAATAAAACGGTTTTTGTTGGAACAGTGGAACAGACCTCATAAGCATCATCTCTTTACATATAAGCCTCACACACACCTAAAAAAGTTACCCTAACGACCCATTTATATGTCAAGTTGTTGTATAATAGAAGTGTTGAGGAACGAATTGTTTATCAACGCAGTGAAGTGCCATGTGTGTTGCGTAATATAGCGTTTCACACCCCTGTGAAGTTAGTTCAGTTAATAAAGGAGAATGTGATGGGCAGAGTTAAACAGTTAGCAATGAATGAGTTTGAAAAATATTTAGCCGCAAGGGAAAAGCAAATGAAGTTGGACTTAGCTGAGAATGATCAGGACATAGCCCAATACCATGCGGAATTCAATGCGTGGCTAGATGCTTACGAGAAGTCTTTCGGTAGTGCGGGTAAAGAGGGGGAGTTATGATTGACGAAACTTTTACCCCACAGTGCAAGCTATGTGGTCTTATATATGACTCGCAGAGGTTGAGGCTTGGCTACGCAGTTTGTCTTTCATGTGGTGATGAAATAGCAGAATTAAAAACCAAGCGATATACGGTTGCACCTATGCACAAGTCTAATTATGTCCTGATCACTAACAGGGAAGATTTAAAAGGTCTCAACAACAAAGGGGGGTTAGTAAAATGAAGATAGTAAAGTTGTATAGAAAACCCAATGCACCTGAGTTCTATAAAATGGTGCGGTATGATGCCCATGCGTTTTTAGTTAATTACCCCATAGATAAGCCTGATAGTAAGCGTGAAGCTAGATGGTTTTATTTTGATGAAGTATATATTGATTGGATAAGGGAGTTTGTATGATAGAGCTATTGGGAGTAAATGATTTAAGCATGGCAGAGAAGTTCCTTGGGTGTTGGGCTATTCTTACCACACTATGCGCTGTCTATTATCAAACTAGGTATAAGTCGGCAAGGACAAGGGCTAGGAATATATCGTTCATGTTGTGCGAGGTTGTAGTTGGTGAGTTAAAAGCTAGAAAAAAAGGCGATCTCTATACGCTGGAGTCAGACGAGATTAAGTTTGAGTTCAAGCGCATGGAGAATAGGTAAGTATTTTAGCCAAACCCCTAGGTGTATATGTAAAGTTATGGTATAATTGTTTTTTAGGAGAACGATATGTTACATGACGTAGCTTTAAAAATTGTGTTGGTGTTGTTGCTGGTGTATTTAGTAGTTCATATAGTTGTGTTTCAAGTTAAGTTGTAGTCGTAAATAGTGTTTCACCATTTAGTGAAGTTAAATCTAGTTAAAGGAGTTTTATATGGAAACGAATCAAGTTGTTTTAAATCAACCCAAGCATATCATTAGCTTGGCAACATCATCTGTAATAGTATCTGCTGATGTGAGTGTCTGGTCGGCTACCAAGCAAGACAGAGAGATTTCTAATGAGGTAACTACCGCTAAAAAGGCAGACCAAAATGCGGGTCGGTTTGTCAAGTCCTTGCTAGCTGGTGATGTATCGCATAAGAATCTGCTCAACTATCGGCAGACGGTATATAACTGGTTTCGCAGGGCTACTTATGATTGGAATGGCTCTAGTCGGTTATTGCCTGTTGTTGATTTACCGAAGTTTAAAACAGAATTTCACGAGCATGAGAAATGCTTTTTTGCGATACGAGATGTATTCTTAGCTAAGTATCCAAGCATTGTCAGTAACATGGCATTTGCACAGGGTCAAATGTTTACAAGAGAAGAATATCCTACCGTAGACCAAATCCGCAATAAGTTCTCAATCAACCTGTTTGTATCGGAAGTTCCGACTAATGATTATCGGTGCAACATAGCCCAAGATTTAGCAGAGGACTTGAAAGCGCATTACGAGGGACAGGCTGGCATTATAGTTAAGAGTGTGGCTGATGAATCTCTTAGGCGTTTGGCTGAAGTGATGGAAAGTATCTCGCATTGTTGTGGCGTGGATATTAGCGAGTCACCTGATGGTGAAGAGAAAACTAAGAAGCGTAAGATATATGAGTCAACGATTGAAAAGGCAAGAAGTTACTGCAACACCTTTAAGTCGTTCAACTTAGACGGGTCGACGCTGTTAGAAGAAGCTTCAGTATCGCTGGAGAAAGCATTAAATGGTATTAGCGCAGAGGACATTCGGGATAGTGATGCCGTAAGAACCCATGTCAAGGACGAAGTAGATAGTATCCTTAGTAAGTTCGGTAGTTTAGTGTAGTTCAATTTAGTTAATCAATCAGTGTTTGATCATAAGAAAGGTAGTGAATAGCATGAGTAAAGTAAATTTTAGTGCAAAGGTTTCGATCGACGAAACTAAAAACATCATCAAGAAAATTGGTGAGCATTTGACACCTGTCGTAGTAAGTGAACCTGGGGTTGGCAAGAGCACGCTTCTTAAGATGTTACAAGAGGACATGGGCGATTCTTACGACTACATCTATGTGGACTGTCCTGTAAAAGATATGTCAGACATAGCCATGACTATCCCCAATCACGAAACGAAATCCCTCGAATACTATGTGTCAACGCTATTCAAACTAGATAGTCCTAAGCCAAAGGTCATCATGCTAGACGAGATGATGAAAGCCCCCAAGCTATTGCAGATTATCTTTACCAGACTAACGCTAGAGAGAATGGTAGGTGATGTGTCGTTGCCCAAGGGTAGCATAGTGTTTGCGACAAGTAACAATTCATCTGATGGTGTAGGCGATAGTATGCTGGCACACGCTGGTAATCGGATATGTAAGGTAGACATGGCGAAGCCTGAAGCTAAGTCGTGGCTGATATGGGCTGATAAGAATGATGTATCTAAGGTCATCATGGCATGGGTCGCTATGTATCCCCGTTGTTTGCATAGCTATCTAGATGGTGGTGCGGAAGATAATCCATACATATTCAACCCTAAGAAAGCGGGACAGTTGTCGTTCGTATCCCCTCGTTCATTGGCAAAGGCATCTTATATTGTTAATGTTCGTGATGAGTTAGGTGAAAACGCTACTATGTGTGCATTGGCTGGCACTTTAGGTGAATCTGCGGCGAGAGATATGTCGGCTTTCCTTGCCATAGAAAAACAACTACCGAGCATGGAAGATGTGTTGAAGAACCCTAAGACGGTGAAAGTTCCTGACGAGGTATCGGCTACGCTTATGCTGATGTTTCAGGCATTAGATTATCTAAAGACACAAGATGATATGAGTAAGTTTATGGAGTTTGTCAATCGGGTAGCTAGCTCAGAGATTCAGGCTATCTTCTTTAGTTTGATATTGAGTAGTAGTAAGACTGTTCGTATTGCTCGCAACAACAATGAAGTTAAAGTATGGGCAAAGGACAATCATCAGTTGATGTAAACAAGGGGGCTGGCTAAAAACTGGCATCACCTTATAGTGAAACGCAATTTAACAAAGGAGTTAAAAATGGATCAGGAAACAAGACTCAAGCGTAGTCATATTATGCTTATGAAGAATGTTGAAACAACATGGTATTCGGGTATCTTGATGATGGGAGTATCTGAAGTATTAGATAATAAATTCACTGCTTATACAGATGGTGTAAACAAGCGGTATTCTCGCCCATTTATGTCTGATATAAAAGATGATGCGAAGTTGCGTGGTCTTATCATGCACGAGAATCTTCATGTAGCCCTAAAGCATATCCCAAGATGTAAGGACTTGTTCAGGGAAAACGCCAAGTTAGCTAATGTGTCAGCAGATTTTGTTGTAAATGACATCATTGAAAACTTTAAGGACAAGGCTAATTGTGTATTACCTGACGGTGCGCTTTATCACCCAATGTTCCGTAATTGGTCTGTGCGTGAAGTCTACGCATACTTAAAGAAAGAGCAGGAAAAGCAAAAGCAAAAACCCGAAGATAGTGGGGGTAGTGGTGATAAAGGTGGTGATGGTGAGACGGAAAGTAACGATTCACCTAATGATGAAAAGGTAACTGACTTAGAGAAGTTACTGAAGAACCTTGATAACGCCAAGACTTTAGATGAACATGATTGGGAGTCAGATAAGGAACTAACACCTGAAGAAGTTAAAGCGGTGGAAGAGGGGATTGATAAAGCACTACGCCAAGGCGGTATTCTAGCTGGTCGCATGGGTGCGAAGATTCCTCGTTCTATCTCAGACTTGTTAGAACCCAAGGTTGATTGGCGTGAAGTGTTGCGTGAGTTTGTTACGTCGGCTACTAAGGGCAAAGATGAGTTTACATGGCGTAAGTTTAATAAGCGTATGTTGGCCAATGATTACTACTTACCGTCGTTAGAGAATGAATCTATTGGCGAGGTGGTGGTAGCCATTGATACATCAGGGTCTATATCAAATGAACAGATAGCGGAATTTGCATCAGAGTTAGCTTCCATCTGTGATACTTGTGACCCCGATAAGGTGCGTGTTTTATGGTGGGATACTGCGGTGCATGGTGAGCAATTATTCTCAGGGAACTATACAGAGATTGCTAAGATGCTAAAGCCTATGGGTGGTGGCGGAACTATGGTTTCATGTGTCAGTGAATACATAAATAAAGAATCAATAAAGGCTGAATGTGTGCTGGTCTTTACCGACGGATATTTAGAGAGTGACATCAAGTGGGACATTGTTACACCAAGCCTGTGGTTAGTAACGCAGAACAAGGCATTTGAACCCCCAAGCGGTAAGAAAATATTACTTAATAAGGAGTAGCAAAATGAACATGAACATAAGATACAGTAATCTAGAACAAATAGTTAAGACAGTTAAGCCCTATCGTGGAACACAACAATATCCTACGCATGGTAATTATTATAGGAACGGTTCGCATAGGGGCAAGATGTTTACCGTTGATGAGATTGATGGAGAGAAAATCTTTCGTATTCATTACGGCAATAGCTGGAATAAAGTTGTGGTGCTTGAGAGTATGATCGAAGAACTCAAAAAAACTGGCATCAAAAATATTCAGAGTCAGGAAAAACATGAATGGGTTAATGGTAAATATAAAGAAACAAGTGAATGGGAACATTATTATTACAATGTTGTGCCATGTGAGATTGGCATAGTCCGACCTGATGATACTTTAGAGATTACTGCTGAAGAGAATTTAGGACAAGGCGGTAGGTATTACTTAGAACATTATTTGATAGGTTATGGGCGTGTGTATACCGATTGTCGGCGTGGTGGTGTATTGTTATCTACATACAAAGGATCACGATATGACTTTCCATTGTTTAAAGGTATACGCATCAATCTAGAAACTTCTATGCCATGCAACGACGGCGTATTAAAAGTATTTAAGAATAGGATTGATCGGAAGGAAGCTAAGAAATTAATGGCAAACTATAAAGATATGTTTGATGTGTCTAAAGTTATGCTTTCACAGATGAGTGAAACGGTATTTACCGAGACTGTTGTAGATATATTTACAGAGCATGGTATTGTAATAAAAGAAAAAGATAAACCAGCACCAAGGGAAATGAAACACGAAGAAGTAATAGCATTGGCTGATAAATTGCGTATTGAGGGTAATCACTTTGATAGTGCAATTATGTATGCTTATGCTTATGATGTTGCTCATATTTCGTGGCGAATGAGGTATTACATAAATGGTCATTATGTTTTTAATCCTGAACATTTTATGAATATTAATCGTGTGATAAATAAGAAAATCTATCTAGATAAAAAGCCATTCAAGATTAAGGAACTCGTATTCGGAGAACCCATGCCTAGTAGTGAATGGGGATATAGCGTTTCACTCAATGGTGAAGAGGTAAAGCGGTATCGTTGTTAGTTGTCGGCAGCAGCGCAGTTAGTGTGTAGTATCAGTTAATTAACTTTTAATTTAAATGTGAAGGAATCAAAATGAATTATATATACGAGGGCTTAGACCCGACAGGCGAGATAGAAGCTAAGTTGTTAGCGGACAGAGTATTTCCGCTTGTGCGTGAGTTAAGATTTAAATATAACTTGCAAGCGGTAGCGGAAAGTAAATCACAACAGGGGCAACAAGCGTTTACTCTATGTAATCAGTCGGGCATCAATGTTGCAAGGGTTTATTACGATCAAGATGAGGAACAGTTTTGTTACTACTCTATCTTTTACCAAAAGGACAGAGGTTCTGATAGCGCGGATCGTAGAACATTGCGTAGTAAAAAATTATCTTTGTTGATGGCTAACATTAAAAAGAATGAGGTTATACCTACTGATGAATTTATTTTACTCCACCATAATTCTGTAGTCGGGCATTACCGATATGCGGTTGAATCTGTTATAGAGAGTGTTGGTTCTTCATCAAAAAGTTCAGTCTTATCAGCAGTAGAAACACAGAAATTGTTAGAGATTGTTTTAGATGGTAAAGATAGCGATTCACTTGCTCGTGACATGAAAAATAAATTTAAACAAATACTTGACAATTACCATGAAAAGGATAATATTAAGGTAAAGCAAAACGAAGCGGTTGATAAGTTTTTTAAACCTTGCTATATGGTATCAGTTGATAAACGAGGACAGTTTGTAGTTGGTGTAGTTACAAATGAAGAAAGTAATGGAGATGGTAATAAGCGCAAGCATTATAGTATTGTTAAACCGTTTAAGCGTGTTGCTAATCTTGAAGACTATCCCGAGTTGTTATCTTGTATGCCTATGCTTAAAGTTTATTCAGAGGAGAAGTATAAGAATGAAGAAGTTGAATATTGGGGTGAATTCATACCAAAATTTAGTGGTAAGTATATTCCTGATTTAGATATGATAATTTCTAGCGACTATGTAGATGGTTCGGTTGACTTCACACCTGTTTGGGTATTAACACCATGCTTGTCCCAGTAGTAGGGTTGTCACCGATAGTAGCGCAACACTCAGGCGAGTATTATCGTGTTCCTATGTGGAAAAATGATGGTAAGTATTTTGTTTATGTAGCAGAGAACAAGGTAAGAATATTTAATGACAACAGTCTACCCGATTGTATTAAGACTAGGCTATCTATGATTCTTGCATTGGATAAGAAGTTTCCATATAAACAAAGGGCTACATCATTAGATTTATTTATTAACCATGTTGGTGAGGAGTATAACGAAATAGGTTGGCAGTTAGATGATGAGTATTTTTTGTTGGTGTTAAAAGTATCGGAACTGGCATCTCTTATAGGTGAACAGTTAAATAGTGATTCACTCAATGATGAATTTTTAAATTAAATAAGGAAATAAAATGTTAGATGAAAAGTATAAACAAATTTTAAGAGATGCGGCAAGACCAATCAGGCTACCATCAGGTGCGGATAACCCCGAACTTGGTAAATACAATGAGGAACTAAAGATAGCTACTGAAATAGTTATGATTGAAAGTCCTTATGATTTTTTAACTAAGTCTGATTTGGCTAATCGTGTTTTTTATAACGAACCAATAAGCAACATACCTTATGCTAGCTTTGTAATACCATATACGAGGTTTGCAAAAAATGCTAAAGTTTAAAGAGAAAGCTAAGTTAGTATTAAATGAGATGAGTAAAGCGTATCGTAATGATATGGAGTATGGTTTGTTTCAGTTAAATGAAAAAGCTAAGGAAGATTTTGCAAAAATGTATCCTGAAATATCGAGGGCGTGGTTTTTTGCTATGGATTTTTTAGACGAAGTGGATAACGACAAATATGACTCCTGAAGCCAAAGTTAAAGCTAAAGTTAAAGTGATATTAAAAAATATTAGGGCATATGCTTTTTCCCCAGTAACAGGGGGGTATGGTAGTTCAGGTGTACCTGATATTGTTGCGTGTGTAGATGGTTGTTTTATTGGTATCGAGTGTAAAGCTGGTAAGGGAAAGCCTACTCTTCTTCAATTAGATAATCTAAAGAGGATAGAAGCATCAGGGGGCTTTAGTGTTGTAGTTAATGAAAGTAATGTTAATCAGTTAGAGGAGTTAATTAAGTCATGGGTAAATACAGTAAAGACAAAAACATAGATTCACTTGTGCGTGAATTGATAAGTGAGGGCTGGAGTCCTACTAGGAAGAAAGGTCATTGGCAAATAAAACCGCCAACAGGTAATAAGATTCAAACAATCCCAGTAACACCTAGTGATGGCAGAGCCTTTATGAATTTTCGTGGTGACATCAGGAGAATTAAAAATGAGGGCTAAACAAGAGTATGCAAAGTGGTGCGCTTTAGAAGGTATGTGGGAAGAATCTCGCTTTGGAAAGGTGCAAGAAAAGGCGTATGTTGCAGGTTTTAACAAGGCGGTTGAATTAGCCCAAGAAATTCTTAAACGACAAAAAGAAGGAGTTGATGATGAGTATGTTTCGTAAATTCAGAGCAGTTGAAACAGTTGCAAAACCAGTAGAAAAGAAGTTACCTTTAGCGTTAGATGCTAACTCTAAGTTTGTTTATAGGGGCGGTGCAGATGTATTAAAAGTATGGCGTAATTATGGGTTTATTCCGCCGAGTGAGTATCGTGATGATTACTTGTTCAAAAAGAATCGTGAGATGAAAGATGAATGAGTCTGATCTAAGAGATTGTTTTGCCATGTTTGCTTTGAATGGAATATTGTCTTGTAGTTATGATGTTGGGGAAGAACCAGCAGTGTTGGCTTATAAATACGCTGATGAGATGCTTGAGGCAAGAAAACCCAAAGAAGATGGCATAGTATCTATTAAAAAGAGAGGGGTAAAGAAGTGAAAAAACTATGGGGAGAAGAGGTGCTAGATTTGATAAATAAGGGTTCACCAGCGCATGACATGGTAAATAGCCCCTCACACTACACCGCAGGTGGAATAGAGACAATCGACTTTATTGAAGCGAAAGAACTTGACTATTGCCTAGGAAATTGTGTAAAGTATATATCTAGGGCAGGTAAAAAAGAAAAGAGTAAAAAAGTGGAAGATTTGAAAAAAGCCGCATGGTATCTGCAAAGAGCAATTAGTAATTTAGAGTAAACCTTTGGGGGGCTAGGCTACGGTCTATGCTCCCCTTTTTGTAACTATACTTTTTGGAATTTTAGTGAGCATCATTACCTTAGACTTCGAGACCTATTATGACAAGGGTCTTGGTTTTAAAACTCAGACGACAGAGGAGTATATTCGTGATCCACGCTTCGAGGTAATTGGCGTGGGAGTTAAGGTTGATGACGGTGCGGCCGAATGGTTTAGTGGTAGTCGTGAGGAGTTGTATTCTTACCTGAAGAAGTTTGATTGGAAGAACTCAGCCTTGCTATGCCACAATGCGCTATTTGATGGGGCGGTGCTTAATTGGTTCTTTAAAATCTCCCCCAAACTCTATTTAGATACCCTGTGCATGGCTCGGGCTATTCATGGCATGGAGGTAGGGGGATCACTGGCATCACTTGCGGTAGCACATTCAATTGGGCGTAAAGGCACAGATGTAGAAGATGCTCTTGGTAAATGTCGTTCATCATTTAGTGAAGAAGAACTCAAGCAATATGGTGAATACTGCAAGAACGACGTAGAACTAACCTATAAGCTATATCAAATACTATCTAAAAACTTTCCCCTAAATGAGATTAAGCTAATAGATATGACCTTGCGTATGTTCACGCACCCTGTGTTAGAAGTTGATGATGTATTGTTAGTGGATAAGCTTGTTGAGATTAAACAAGAGAAACAGGAATTATTATCTTCACTCATGGGTAGGCTAAACGTTACGGCTGCCGAGGAAGTAAGAAAGAAGTTAGCAAGTAATAAACAGTTTGCAGAGTTATTAACTGAAAATGGTGTAGAACCACCAATGAAAGAAAGCAAGACTACTGGCAAACAGACCTACGCACTAGCTAAAAATGACGAGGGGTTTATAGCCCTTACAGAACACGAAAACCTATGGATACAGGAACTATGCGCTGTCCGTCTGGGAACTAAGTCTACGTTGGAAGAGAGTAGGATTGAACGGTTTATAGACATAGGCAAGCGGAACAAAGGTAGGTTGCCCATACCCCTCAAGTATTATGGGGCGCACACAGGGCGGTGGTCAGGCTTAGATAAGGTTAACTTTCAGAATCTTCCATCAAGAGATAAAAAGAAGAAGACTTTAAAAAATGCTATACACCCACCAGAGGGTTATGTAATTATCAACTGTGATTCTTCTCAGATAGAGGCAAGAGTTTTAGCGTGGTGGGCTGGACAAAAAGACATTCTTGAAGCTTTTGAGAGTGGGCGTGATGTATATTCAGAGTTTGCAACCAAGGTATATGAACGCCCAATAACTAAAGATAATCCGATTGAACGGTTCGTGGGTAAGACTTGCATCCTAGGATTAGGCTACGGGACTGGGGCAATTAAATTACAGCACACACTAAAGACAACACCTCCTGGGGTTCAACTAGACGAAGATGAGTGTAAGCGAATAGTTAAATTATACAGGGAAGAAAANAATAAGATTACGGAACTATGGAAAGATTGTGATGATTCGTTAGATGAGTTGCTAAAGTGGACTAAGAAGGGCGATATGTATTACTTGGGACAGCACTCCTGCGTGTGCGTAACTGCTGAAGGTATTATTCTACCTAATGATCTTATGATTCGCTATTCTGATTTAGCTTTGGATAATAACAAATACACATACAAATCCCGCAAGGGTGAAGTATCTCTTTGGGGAGGGGCTGTTGTTGAGAATGTGGTACAAGCACTCGCAAGGATTATTGTGGGTGAACAGATGCTTAAGCTACAGGAAAGGTATCGCCCCGTACTTACCGTGCATGATGCGGCAGTTTGTATAGCCCCCGAGGATGAGGCAGAAGAAGCGGTTAAGTTTATTATAGAAGCCATGTCTGTGCCGCCTGATTGGGCTAAGGGATTACCCGTTGCTTGCGAAGCAAAGGTAGCTACATCATACGGAGAGTGTTAGTAAATGGAAAAGAAGTTTTGCCAATCGTGTCAACTGATGAAGCCGACAGAAGAAGTAAAGTTAGTTAAAACGGTGCATAATAAACGGCGATGGAAATGTTTAAGTTGTATTAAAAAGACCTCTACAAAAGTATATTCTAGTGAGAAAAAATGAAAAAAGTATGCATAGTTAATTTTTGGGATGGCGCATTTGACGGAGACTTTTTTGAGTTCTTTTTTCGTACCGCTTTTGAAGGCATAGAGTATGTACTTAGNCCACATGANGCTGACGTAGTTATTAGTTCAGTCTTTGGTCATACACAGACAGACCCCGCAAAAACAATTATGTATATTGGNGAAAATATACGCCCTAACTATTTAGGATATAACCATTCTCTTTCATTTGACTACGATACTTATGATGGCAAGAATTTTCGTTTGCCTTTATGGTGGAGTCGTCTTGCGTGGGATGGGTTTATTCAGAAGCCAAGGAAACCTAATGCACACAATCATGGATATGAACAATTACTAGATATTAAAAGTTTAATGCAACCACGCAAGCTAGACATGAGTATCAAAGATAAGTTTTGCGCTATGATTGCTGGTAAACCTGAAGGACTACGGATTAATTTGTTTAACTCTATATCGAAATACAAGCCAGTAGACGGATATGGATTAATGTTTGGTAACTCACTACGCAAGTCTAAGTTTACCGTACTTCCTGAGTATAAATTTTGTTTATGCCCTGAGAATTCTATATACGACGGCTATGTAACAGAGAAG